AACGCAAATGGACGCATCATTAACATTCCTATCAATTAAATCTAACGATTTTTCCACCGGTTTTGGTGGTTTTTTTACTAATTTTCCCAAACATTTAAACTGAAACATTTCAAAGTCAAGAAACTTACAGACTTTTCAAGTAAGCCAGATCTATCTCTTCAACTGTTTTATTTTTCATTGGAAAAAACGTTGGTTTTCCCTTACCTTGCTTCTTCATAATGTACATACCACGTGTTCCGTTACGAATAGACCAAGTTTCATCGAATTCCTTGACAATTTTGCTTGAGGTTTCCTCAAGTTTCTGTCGAATTTCTTCTGAGGTTGTTGGTTCTTTGTCAAAATTTACAGTTTTTCCGTCTGACGACACATAGTAACCATACTTGGACACCTTTATTTCGTAGGTTCCAAGATTTTTGGGAAATTTCATAAGATTTAAAGCGTCTTTTGTCGTCAAACCTTTTGTCATTTTTGTTGGGATCGACTGAAATTTTGTTTCGCCATTTGAATCTCTTCGAAGACACAATCCATAGCGAGTCTTCACAAGACCTATTTTTACCTGGCTTTCATCGTGGAATAATTTGATATAATTGACAGAATCATTCTTTTCGATTTTTATAGAACTTGTTTCATGAGTCATGTTTGTGTGGAAGTCTTTGATGACCTTTTCCCAATCCAAGTCTCCATCTGCCACCAAATCAAGATTCTCTTCCAAATCTGCTGTTAATTTTGACGATGTTGTTTGTTTTAGATTCGACTCGAAAAAGTCTGTAACTTTCTTACCGAGTTCTGTCAAAATCAAACAGTTTTTCTGACCTCCTTTTTTCTGTATTGTTTTTGAAGAAGAAACCTGTGAGTCTCGTAACACAATTTTGCGATTCTCTATGATTTTTGTTTCATTTGTTTCAATTGACACATACATCCGATCCTGCAGTTTGTCTAAAATTGAAGCATATGTTGACGGTCTTCCAATACCCTCCACCTCCATCATTTTTACCGCTGTCGACAGATTATAAGGAGGCTTCGTATCTTTGACGTATTCTTCAATAGAAACTTCCTTGAAGTCTAAGTCATCGTTGATAGGTGCATTGAATTTTTTATCGTTGTAAATCGAATTTGACAATATTTTGAATCCGTCGAAGGTTGTGTGTTTCGTCGAAATTTCCCATAAATCATCATTGGTTTTGAGTCTCGTAATTTCTTCATCGAATTTATGAGGAGACATTTGTGAAGCTAGAGTTCGATTGACTATCAAATTGTATAGCTTTAGGAGCGGGGCCGAGCTTGGAACCCTAGATAGATTCGTTGGACGAATGGCTTCGTGTGCGTTCTGTGACTTACCTTTATTTGAAAATTGGCGAGTTTTTGAATAATTTTCTCCATATTTTTCAGAGATGTGACTTTTTACTTGACTTAGAAAAGAATTTGATAAGAATACGCTATCCGTTCTCATGTAAGTAATGAGACCTTGTTCGTAGAGTTTCTGTGCGATTGACATTGTGTTTTTTGGAGTCATTCCTAATGTATTATATGCTGATTGTTGAAGCGATGATGTCGAAAAGGGAGGTGGTGGATTTTCTTGCCTTTCTTTTGTTTCTCTTGAAATCACTTTGAACTTATGGATAGTTTTCAGCCATTTCTCAAGATTCTTCTCTGTAAAGTTGCTCTTCAATGTTGCTGTAAAATTATCAATATCTGCTAAAATCTTTAAGGATTTTCCAAGATCTTCATCTTGCATTTTTTGCCGCTTGTAAATCTCTAATAAAGCAGGTGACTGAACTCTTCCTGCAGACAGTCCGAATGTTCCTATGAATTTTGATACGATTGGAGAAATAGTAAAACCATAAACCAAATCAAGAACGGCCCTGGCTTTTTGTGCATTCACGATATTCATATCAATTTTGCTAGGGTTTTCTATAGCTTTTTTCAATGCCTTCTCTGTAATTTCATTGAATATTATTCGGTCTGTTTTAGATGGATCAAGCTTGAGAATCTCACAAATGTTCAATCCGATCATTTCTCCCTCGCGGTCGTTATCGGACGCAACGATGATTTTATCGTATTTCTTTGCCTTTTCCTTGAGATTTTTTATGACTTTTGATTTGTCTCTAATTGTGATGTACTCCGGCTTTAAAGCAGAGACGTCGAACCACTTCAACGTGGGAGAAAGAGTTTTCAAGTGGCCTAAGGATGCGGTTACATCACAGCCTGTTAATTTCTTGATTTTATCGATTTTCCCCTTCGATTCGACGACCAAAAGAGTCTTCATTTTTAGATATATAGATCTTTATCTTTATATGAATTTTATATGAATTTTATATGAATTTTATATGAATTGCTAGAAACTAAACTAGAAACTGTAGAGATTTTTAGATTTTTATATACATCATATAATAATGGATCTCGAACGTTGTCGAGAGCTCAACACAAAACCCATCAATGAAAATGGAAAATTTATTTCAGTCCTTATAAAACGAGATTACAGATTCAAGAACAATTGGTGTTTTTACAATGCGATCCAATTGGCGAAAAAATACAACAAACCTATCGCTGTGTTTGTATTTGTTCCAAATACTTTAAGAGATGGAAAGCATCCTTCGAAATACGCACCGTTTTTCCCGAATCAAAGGCATCACCATCTCTTTAAAAATGTCATTACAAATTTTGCCGGTGAACTTGCGAAATCCAACATTTCCATACAAGTTCTTCGTGGCTCTTCCCCTCATGATGCAATGAAAAATGTTTTGAAAGATTCTGTGGTGCTCCTTACAGATTTCAAACCAATCAAGAATTTCAAAGCATTCGACAACGATTTGATGAAAAATTCAACTGTTAAGATGATTCAAACTGATGCACATAATGTCATTCCGGCTTGGGTTGTGTCGGACAAGCCAGAGTATTCCGCGCATACGTTTAGACTGAAGGCTCAAAAACTACAAACGCAGTATTTAACAAAGATTCCAAATTACACCAATTTTAGACAAAAATTTGCGATGAAGTCTGTTTTGAATTTGAGCGAAAGATATTTCGACTTACATAAGGACGTTTCTATAATAGACCTCAAAATGACTTATGCAGAAGGATATGGCAAATTCAAACTATTTGCGGAAAAAAAGTTGAAAGCCTATTCTGAGAGTCGGAACGATCCGACGAATGATGTACTTTCAAAGATGTCTACTTACGTGAATTGGGGTGTGCTGAGTGCTCAAGATCTCATATATAAGGTGAACAAGCTTCGTAAGAATGACAATGTCAAAATTTACATGGATGAATTATGGATTCGACGTGAAGTTTCTGACAATTTTGTGAATTTCAAGAAGGATTATGAGAAGACAAGTAGTGGTTGGAATTGGATGCAAGAGTTGATGAAGAAAGAGAAGTATACTACACGTTATTCTTTACAAGAGCTTGAAGATGCCAACACAGATGATGATCTTTGGAATTCATCGATGTGTGAATGGAAAAATACCGGAATCATGCACGGATATATGCGTATGTTTTGGTGTAAACAAATCGGCGTGTGGAATGCGTCAAAACAAAGGGCAATGGACATATCAAATTATCTCAATGACAAGTACTCTCTTGATGGTTTCGATAGTGGAGGGTATACAGGGGTTGCGTGGTGTCTTTTGGGAGTTCACGATAGACCGTTTTATGGCCGTTTGCGCCCGATGACATTGAACTCGCAAAGAAAACAGTTGAAGCCGTATACAGAGAAGCACAAGTGTTGAAAAAATATATGTGTATAATGTAATGAATAATTGTTATACTTATGAAACTTTGAATTATAAGCAAGGATTATTTGATGAATCCGTAGATGTCACTTATATCATAACAATGGAAGATTCAATAGAAAGACATGCCCATATACGTAATGAGTTAAAGAAACATCAGCCTACATCACAAGTCATAATAGTTTATAACAAAGGATATAAGAAATGTGCTAAAAGTTATCATTGTGGAGAAGTCGATATAAGCTATAAGGATCTGACTCACGCAGTGATGCATATTTTTGATATTTCCAAAGACATGCGTAACATCTTAATATTAGAAGATGATTTCATTTTTAATAATGATATAGCAAAAAAAGATATAGATGCTGTGACTGATTTCTTAGGAAAGAAGAAACCCGATTCGTATTCTCTAGGTTCGATTCAATTTATTGTAAATCCGGTATCACTAAATCATAGGAAATTATTAGCCAAGTTGGGAACACATGCCATGATATATTCGAAAAATGGTAGAGAGAATTTGAGAAAGAAATTCAGAAATTGTTCAAATATTTCACATGATATTGATATGCTAACATCTTATCCAAGTGAATGCTATGGATACCATAAAAATATTTATGCGCAAATCTTTTCAGAAACAGAGAACATGAGCAATTGGGGAAAGTGTCTAAATTATGTTCCAACCTTTATAATTAAAGCATATATATGTTTTGTTATTGTAATATCGTCTTTGTTCGGAATTGATAAAGAAGAAAAAATCCATGAAAAATATGATAATTTAAACAAGTTTCTGCTTTTGTTGAATATAATCGTTCTCATATTTATCACATATTTTGTTGTAAAAATCATCAAAAGACTGAAAGTAATAAGATAGTAAATCTTTCAGTTAAGTTTGATATTGCTTGAAAATTGCGAGACAAACGTTTACATACAGCTTCTGTCTATCTTGGACAGATAGAGTAAAAAAACAATCGTGACAAGAAGAATCGCGGTATAAGATTTCTTGTAAATAGACAGTGCTATGAGTATAACGTATAAGAATAAAAAAGAAGTTATAAAGAATTGGCCAAGATCGATAAAAAAACGGCATGTTCTTTTTATTGAAGGTGATCCCGGATATGAAANGAATACTATATCGGATTTCCTTAGTTTTTCACTACCAAACGGTGGAAGATTTTGAAATATTTCATANTCTGTATCTATAGATATGAAATCAAANTGTTTACATGACTTGTTTGCATTTCTTTGATCATCCTTACAAGTTTGTGACAGGGCATACTGTAAAAATGNTTTCAAATATTTTACGTAGCCCATGTACATTCCTGAGTTAATGATTATCTTATCGTCGTTACATGATGTAAATGCATGAATGCTCATATTCAGTCGTAATCTTTCGTTATTTTTGAAAAAGTCCTTGGAAAATAACAATTTAGAATTCTTTTCTTTAAACTTTTGAATCGCGTTAGAAGGATCTCCCACAATATTACTGTCAAATCCATCTAAGAAGATGATGATTTTGTTGTCATCCATTGATTGTATATGTTCATACATCAATTCGTATTTCATTCTGAACCCTGTCCACTTTTTACCCATACCTAGAACTGTTACTGGGATGTTTAACTCGTTGTTGATCAATTCGTCCAATTTGCCTTCGTTATGAGTGGCGACGGTTACAATTTCGTACATGATGTGTTATTGTATTATATATAGTAAATATTTTAAATAAAAACGTTCATTCGAATGTGATTGACAAAACAGAAAATTTTTTTTTAGAGTATTTTGTTGATAAACCCAATATTAACAATAAACATACATATGATAAAATTAAACGTTCCAGTTCCAAAATATCTGGATTTGTTTATATACTTTTTGTTCGGACACAATCCATTCAACACACTTAAAGTATCTGTTTTCTGAGTGTTAGAATTCTTTTCTTGACAATCCAATTGAATAAAAGACAAATATGTCAGGAATATTAGACAAAATGAAAATAAAGCTTTCGTCTTCACCTTGATTTTCAACACAAGTATTACGGCAATTAGAGCGATAATCTTCACTGAGTCTGATATATGGTCGTAATAATCTCCAAAATCTGTCACCATATTGTTTGATCTCGCAAAATTACCGTCTAAACAATCTAAAAAGTATCCAAAGAAAAAAAGGATTCCCCCAATCATGTAAAATCCATTGAATATTTTGTATACAGCATACAAAGAAACTATAAGCGACAACGATGTTATGACATTTGGTGACATGTATGGAATATGCTTTATTGCTTGTCCAACGTGATATGATATGTCTATCAAAATATTATCTATCGGATTTTCCATAGACCGATCTATTTTCCTTCCATCCATGATTCGATTTTGCGTATACTTATTATAAACGGAGAAAATCTTTTTTCATACATTCTGATATTCTGAAAAATTTGTATATGTGTATCTGAAAAAATTATATATGTATAATTATAGATGGCTAAAGCAAAAATACCGAAAATATTGAAGAGTGACAAACGTATTTATATTCTGGCTGCTGTATGTGTAATTTTGGTTACATCCGTTGTGTTTGGAAGGGGACCGGTTTCTCGTGAGAATCTTATCTGTGGTGCTCTCACCAAAGTGGGTTCATGTGGCAAGCTGGATACTAAAACCAAATGCAACCAATCCTA